GTGTACGCCAACAACGCCCGCCACCCCGTCGACTCCTGGGCCCGCGCCGCCATCACCTGGCAAGCCGTCACCACCGCCAACACCGCCGCCGTACGCACTGCGATGGACGAGCTCGGAGTCAGCTACGTGGAAGTCCGGGACGGACACGGCTGCGGATGGCGTGACCACCAGGACGAGGACAAAGCAGACCGCACGCTGCGCACCATCCAAGATGCCCTCGCCCACCCCACCAGCCACACCCACTGCGTCAGAGAGTTCCTGCCCCGCCTGGACCTGATCGGCCGCGACAACATCCTCTCCGGAGCGCCCCTGTGAAGCCCCCAGAAGCCCAGTCCATCCACATCGGACACGGCCTCCCTGACTGGCCGCGCCTGAAGCGCATCCAGGAATGGCTCAAGACCAACGGAATCGACCCGCGACTCGTCGCAGTCAACCGCCCGGTGTACGTACTGCCCGTACAGAACGGAACCATCCAAGGCGGCGTCCCCTGGCTGATCGACGTCATCGTCTTCCACGAGTACTACGAACACCCCAACGGCACCCGCGAGCGCAACTTCATCACCGACGAAGCAGTCATGTTCCAGCGCACCGTGCCGCTCGCCGTCCCCTTCCCGCCGGACCCTGAGACCGCCGACGAAGGAACATGCGATGACCAAGAGCCGGAAGTCGAAGCTGTCGAGGAAGACCAACGCTCGCCGGAACACGAAGGCGGGCCGCAAGGCGATGAGCAGCAAGCAGTTCGCCCTGCCGAAGCAGAAGAAGTACAGGATGGACGATCTACCTCACGCGAGGAACGCCCTGGCCAGGGTCTCGGCTCACGGCTCGCCGGCGCAGAAGAAGGCCGTAAGGAAGGCCGTGGTGCGCAAGTTCCCCAGCCTGAAGAGGAAGAAGTAGGTGACGCGTGACCGACACACCTGCTGAGCCGCAGGCGCACGGCGTCCGTATCGATGCCCAGCCCGGCCACGCCACCATCACCCTCGACGGCGCCACACTCCCGCCGGACCAGGTCACCGGGTACAGCCTCCACCACGACATCCAGGGCGGCGTCCTGCCCACCCTGGTCGTGCACACCCGGCAGCCCGCCGGCGCCGCCTTCGAGGGCCTCGCCCGGGTTGCGGTCGCTGACCCACGGCCGGACAGCCAGGTTGTCCTGGAGTTCCTTAGCTCGGTCGACGCCGAAGCGCTCGAGAACGCGGCCCTGTACCGGGACGACCTCGGCGACGGCCAGTACGCCCTGACGCGGGCCATGCTGCGGCAGCTCGCCGACTGGGTGAGAGGGGAGCAGTGATGGCCGGCCTGGACGACGCTCTCGCGGGCGCCGTCACGTGGATCGAGGGCAACCTGATGGTGGACACGGTGCGGATCGTGCGGCCCGCCACCGGGGACCCTGTCCTCGACCCGGCCACCGGCCGCCTTACCTACCCCGAACCCGACCTCGTGTACGAGGGTAAGGCCGCAGTCCTCGCCGCGGGCGCACCGGGCGGCATCGGAGCCCTGCCGAGCTCCACGCTGCCGTGGGCGGAAGAGACCATGTCCCCGGCCCGCCTGCTCACACCGATGAACGCGCCGATCCCGGCCCGCGACGACATCGTCACCGTGGTCACCGTGCACAACCCGGCCAACACTGCGCTGATCGGCCGGGAATGGTTCTGCCAGGACCCGGGCCGAGCCTCCACGGTGGAGGTTGTCCGGATCACGCCGTTGGACATGAAGCAGGCGCCGCGCACGGGAGGGGGTGGGTGATGGACCTGGAGGAGATGGCCGACCGGCTGGATCGGGCGGCCGACCGGATCGGTGAGGTGACCGAGCGGCGAATGCGGAACGTCGGCAGGGTGGGTGTCGCCCGGATCCGGCAGAACGCGTCCGGCCGACCGGGCCCGAACGTCATCACCGGCGCGTACCGGGCATCCTGGCAGTCTGAAACTAGGGGAATCCCGTACGGAGCCGAGTGCACCATCGGCACCAGCAAGCCGCAGGGACGGCGCCTTGAGTTCGGGTTCTACGGACCTGATTCGCTGGGCAGGGTCTACGCCCAACCTCCCTTTCCCCACGTTCAGCCGGCGATCGGGCCGATCGAGACGGCGTTGCGTGAGCAGATGCGTGCCGTGGTCGGGGAGGTGCTGGCGTGATCGAGAAGCGGCTCGTCACCGACTGGGTGGAGACCACGCTGGCCACCGCGTCCGGGATGCCGGTCGGGCGCGGCCGGGCCCCCTCCACCGGGCAGGCTCCGCCGTATCACCTGCTGTACAGCGTGGACACGAGCGTCAGCGGCGCCCCGTTTGCCGACCTGAACGAGGACGGATCGTTCGTCTACCAGATCACCCACGTGTCCGGGCCCGACCCGGCCGTCGCCCAGTCCACCGCTGATCTGGACCAGTTGGAGTGGATGGCCGACAAAGCCCGCGCCACGTTCCTCGGCCGTGACCCGGACACCGGGCTGTGGCTGCACCCGTTCACCGTGACCGCGCTGTCGTGCATGCGGCGTGCCCTGGAAGTCGAGTGGGGGGCGGTGCCTGGGGGAACGTCCGAGCAAGAGGCTGCAATCATGACCTATGTACAGAGGTTCAGATTTGATCTGACCCCCGCCTGACCCTCGGGACGGGCGAATGACCGCACCGCGGCGGGACCCCACGCGGACGCCACCCCTTCACGGGTGGCCGCCACACCAACACGTGTAGCAGGGGCCCCCTCTTGGCCCCTATCCGCGAGGGGCCACCATGGCAAGGTTCAACCGCAAAGGCCTGACGAAGATCTCGTTCCTTCCGACGATCGCGTCGACGTCGCTGCTGCCGACCGCAGCCGAGATCACCGCAGGCACCGACTACACCGGCATGATCTCCGCGATCGACGGCTGGTCGCTGGAGAACACGCCGATCGAGACGCCCGACATGGCGTCCACATTCGTCTCCAAGATCGGCGGCGACGACTCCGCAGCCGACTCCAGCCTCACCTTCTACGAGGACAGCACGGCCGACGACATCGAAACCGACCTGGCCAAGGGCACCAGCGGTTTCATCGTGATCTTCTCCAAGGGCAGCACGGCAGCCGCCAAGGGCATGGACGTCTTCCCGGTGACGGTCGTCTCCAACTCGAAGGCGTACACGACGGACAACGAGGCCGCCAAGGTCACCGTCCAGTTCACGATCACCGCCAGGCCGGCGTTCAACCAGACCGTCCCGGGTCCCTGATCCCGCTTAAGGAATCTTCCCCACCAGACCCCCGGCCGGGCCCGCGGTGACCCGGGAAGGCGCCGCGCGCCCGGTCGGGCCTTCCCCCCTTCGGAGACCCCGCATGACCAGCACCACAGCCTGGAACTCGCTGCAAAAGCGCCTCGACACCATGCCCAAGCCGACGGCCACGCTCACCATGTACGACGACCCGGCCGTCCGCGACCGCTACCAGGCCGCCAAGCAGGCATCCGAACGTGCCGACGCGTACCTGGACGGGCTGCCCAAGGACGTTGACAAGGACGCCCGCGCGCTGGTGGAGAAGCAGGCCCAGGACGCCCGCGCCGAGCTGAAGGCAGCGCAGGACGAGCGGGACGCCCACACGGTCGTGCTGTCCTTCCAGGCCCTCGAACGCGGCCGCCTGGAAGAACTCCTGGCGAAGTACCCGGCCACAGAGGAAGACGAGGAAGCCGGCCGCGACTACCACTTCGACACGTTCGCCCCCGAACTGATCTCGGCCGCCTCCACCGACGGCATGCCCCTGGAGTACGCGGCGCAGGCCCTCAAAACGTGGTCGCTGGGCGACTCCGACGACCTGTGGAACGTCGCCTGGAGTGTGCAGCGGCGCAAGCGGACCGACCTGGGAAAAGGCTGACCGAAGATGCCAAGTTCCGTGCCGAGATGGAGCTGTGCAGCCAGTACCGCATCCCGCACAGCCTCTTCCGCGGGCACGGCGACGGCACCTGGACCGACCTCGACCGCCGAAAAGCCCTCGCCCACGCCGAATACCAGCGCCTCGTCTGCGCGTCCTGCGGCACCCGCCCGGAGGAATGGGACGAAGACGCGGGCGGAGACGAGTTCGCCTACACCGCCGTCACCCACCGCTGCCTGGGCTGCCAGACCCTCCAGGACCGGCAGAAGGAAGTCCCCGACGGAGCGGAGGGCCACGGCGTGAAGGTCGCTCTCATCCCGACCAGCGTGCACGCCGCCCTGCAACTCCAACGAGACCACCAGTAGATCAGGAAGGAGCCCGCCGATGTCCGATGCCCAGTGGAATCTGAGTGTCCGCCTGACCGGGCAGGGCTCCGACCTGGCCCGTACTCTGCGCACCACCGGCCGAGACGCCCGCGCCGCCTCCCGCGACG